GCTTCAATGTCATTCAAGTCATACAAGATACCTGTGAAAGAAGACAAACGATAGTTTCTATCAATTTTTGGGTTAGATATATTGTTTGCAAACACAGGATCTAAAGCAGGTTCAAAAACAATAGTAATTTTGATTTTAGGGAAAGTTTTCAAGAAGAAAGATTTAAATCTCATAGTGAAATCTAATTCTTGTCTGCTACCAGAAAGGAATCTTTCTGATTCACCTACTTGAACAACTAAGCCCGCAGCAATGAATTCTTTTTTAATTTCTTTTTGGAGGAACTCATACAAGCCTGCACCAACTTTGAAGATGAACTCACCTTCTGCATGGAAATCAATACGATGTTTGAAATGTTCTTCAATACGTGCTCTCAAGAAATCTAAAGACATAGTAGGGAAGTTGTATTTAACTACAGTTCCATAATTTCTATGCTGCCAGTACAAACCTGGAGAAGTCTGCATAGTATCATATTGAACAGAAGTAGTTCCACCTGTACCCCACATGAGGTTCATAGTCCATTCTACCATCAATTGATCCATAGTAGCTCGCTCAATTTCCATGAACCAGTTTTTACCTACAATATCTTTTTTAGCAGCATTTTTATCTCCTTTATAAACTTCATTAACAATTTTAGTGATGTTAGTAGAAGGTTCACCAACCATGTATTTATAAGCATCAGAACCTGGAGCAAATTTATACAATTCCCATACACGGAAATCATTACCCAAATCTTTAGCCTTACCTGATTGTAATTGAATCAAAGATTTTTTATCAATAGAGAAACCTTTTGCAATTTCTGTATTTGACAATCTATAATGCCAGAGTCTTTCACCTACTTCAGATTGGAAGGTAGAAGCCACAGTATCATTATTATCCCCTCTTCGAGAAGTAATTTTGTAATATTGAGTACCTGGAGCTAAGAATTCTTTAGAAAGATAGGAGTTTTTAGCTGCTACCCCATCAATTTTCAAGTGATGTACCCAACGATCACCATCTTTATATGGTTCTTTAGTTACAATCAATTGGAATTTGTTGTGGATGTGGTCATAAGTGATAACATTTGTAACAGAGAAAGGTCTATTAAATGCTACTTTAAACTCTTGACCATCAATACCTGGTTTGTCACTTTCTGACAAATCTTCTACCACAATTGGATTTTCCAATGCGACAGCAGTTGACCAAGTAAAACCTTTATCTGAATCTACAGATACAGTAGTTTTAGCAATTTGGTCAAAATTGTAGAGAGGTTGAACATTCCTAAAAATTTGAGTCCAAGTTTTAACAAGTCCCATGTCATCCATAGGCACTTCTTTTCTGATACCCGCAGCAAACAAGTTGCTTTCTGTGATGTGGGTGTTAGGGCTGTAGTACTGTTTGTCTTGTACTAAGACCCCCTGTTGTAATAAATTTGGTGTTGACATAATTTAAATAATAGTTTAATTTTTTAGCATGCGCCTTTTACTTTCATGCCTCCTTTTACAGAAGCTTTGTTTTTTGTCATTTTTGGTGCAGGTACTTTAGTTGATACTTTTTTACCTACGGATTTAGTCATTTTTGTCATAATTAGAAAATGTTTCCTGGTTTCTTAATTGTTTGTTTTTTAGTACCTTCTAAAGCTGTTACTTCCTTAGATACTGTTTTTAATTGACGAGTAGTTTCTCTAGTTACTTTTTTTTCTGATTCAATACTCAATTTCTGAATTAATTTATCAGGAGCAGTAGCAGCTAAAGTCATTAACACCAATCTCTTATAAGTTTCTTTAGGGTTATCACTATTGATATAGGAATCAATTAGTGCAGTCAAGCCTAATTTTTCTTTATTATCTGTAGGTCTTACAGCAAAAGAAGATAACACTGTTGCTACTTGGTCTTTCTCAGGTTTAGACAATTTCAAACCAAAAATATTTTCTTCTTTCAAAGCTTCACTCACGTAATGAGTGTGATATCTTTTGAATTGTTCTTTTTCCTGCTTTTGTTTTATAATCTCTTGCTCTTTCTCTTTTTGCTTTTTATCAAGGTCTTGAGAAATAATATCTCTGGCATCCTCAAACTCACTATCTAATTCATCTCTATCAATAATTTTCTCTATTTGTTTATTTACCCATTCTTGGTCTTTATTTCTTTCTTTTGCCTGACGTTGATAGTATTTTCTTACTATCTTTTCCTTTTGTTCTGGTGTAGGATTTTCTGGAATGGATTCAATTTCTTGATAGTCCTCTAAATCTTTAACAATGTCTGCAATTTTAATTCCTTGTAATTCACCAGTAACTAATTTTTGCATAGTTGGGCTAAGTCTAGATAAGGCTTCTTCTAATACAGCTTCAGCAATTTTTTCCCCTTTTAGTTGAACATTTTGATTAAACAAATCAGCAAATTGTTCCTCTGAATATTCCAAATTTTCAGGGTCATCTCCTTCATAGATTTGGAAATCCTCATTATGTTTTAAAATAGTTTGGATTGCTTTTCCAAAACTATTTCCTGTCGCTGCACTTTGTTCTTCTTCAGAGAGGGGTTCATCATCTTCAAAGAGAGTAGAAGGAGGAGCATCTAAAATAGATGGTTTTTCTTCTTCTTTTTTTTCTTCTTCTTCAAATAAACTATCTGAAGGAGTTGCAACTTTTTCTAATTCTTCTGGTTTGACTGGTTCAAATAAAGAACCAATTTCAGTGGGACTAAAAATATCCCCTACTTTTTCTATTTCTGTCATGTTGTAAAATTTTTCTTCGTCATTAATAATTTAATAAGTTATTGTTACAAATAGAATTTTTTATCAATATCTTAACAATAACTTAATATTCTATTTTTTATTTCTTCCTTTAGCATTTTCTTTTGCAACTAAAATATCATTCTTTTGATTAGCCAAGTCTCTGGATATTTCCATTTGTTTCATTCGTTCTTTAGAAGCTATTTCTTGTTTTTTCAAATTGACTTTTTCCTTCTCTATAGCTGCTTTAGATTGATATTCTTTTTGTTTCATATTTCTGTCTTGCTCTTTATTTAAGATATCGGAGTAAGATTTCTCTTGTTCAAGATTAAATCTTGACACCTCTAAAGCATCATTTATTCCAGATTGGTCAATATCATTTTCTCTCGACATGCCTGTAGCTTTTACATCAGCTATGTACATATCTTTTAAACGATTTCTTTCGTTTTGATCTGCAATAAATTGTCTTTCTTTTTCTTTCTCAGCAGCTTGAGCTTCTAATTGTTGTTGTAACATTTGTTGTTCATGCTGTCTTTTTGCTTCCTCTTGTTTTTGGAAGTTTTGTAATGAGGCTGCCAAAGTATCTTTTATTTCTCTTACATTAGATGATTCAATGATAGTAGCTAAATCTAACATAGAAGCTCCTGAAGTATTATTTTGAATAGCTAATTGTCTTAATTGTTCTAATACTCTTTGAGAATCTGTACTGTTTGTTAAGAAAATATTAAAGCGTCTAAGCAATAAGTCTTCTGTGTCTATTTCAAACAATACATTTTCTACATCTGAATTAAGATAGTTCACTCTGGAAACAGGTTTTTTAGATTCTATATATTTCTCAGCATCTAAAATCATGGATTTTAGTTCTCTCATGAGGTTGGTGTGATTATAAAAATATAGTTCTGTTTGAGAATAAGAATTATTTATAGCTTGATTTACTCCAGTTGCAGTTTCTTGTGAATTGATTGACCCCATTCTTTGCGGGGAAATACCAATTACTTTCATAATTTGTTGCTCACAATAATTAGCTAATTCAATACGAGATTTAAATCTGTCATTATTTAAAAGATTGACAACACTTGGTTGCTGCATAGCAGGATTTCCTTCTAAATTAGAAGCAGAATTATCTACTACCCCTAATCCAGAATCTTTTGCTGTCATGATGAATTTTAACCAATTGTATTTACCCCATGTACCATCAAGAGATTGTTGAGGGATTAATCTCTGATCCATTATATAAAATAACCCTATCTCTGTTTTAGCAAATTTGTCTATTTCATTCATGAATCCATTATACATTACTTGCAGAGCTTTAGTTTTATCTATTAAAGACAATTTGCCTACGTTCATATTTTTTTCAAACCCATCACACCCTACTACAGGAATTTTAGGTTTAAAAGGTTGATGCTCATCTGTAAATTGATATTCTAAAGGTTCTACATCTATATAAATCCATCCTCTGCTTACATCTGCATTGAGGTCATCAGTTTTTTTACCAAAAATAGATTTATCTAAATATTCATTCTCATTTACCACAGTGCTAGGTACTGAACCATAAGCAAAATTTAATTTAGCTCCTTTCCATACTTGAGGGGCATAAAAATATTCTAACTCTTCTCCTGCAATTAAATTTTTGTCTTTATCATATACAGGTTTTATAGTAACTTTAAAAGTATCATCTACAATTTTTTCTATTCTAACTCCTTCATATATTGCAGTTAATTTTGCTAGTCTTCTTCTAGACATCCAATATCCTTCAGTAACTAATACCTTAGAAGATGCATCTAATTCTATACCTCCCATCATATATTTAAATGCAATCAATTTCTTCTCATTTAACATAAGAGATTGATTATCATCGGGTTGTAATCTACGTTCTGAAAAAGTAGGAGTTACTCCTAAAGGAGTATTATATTTTTCAATAAGAGCTTTATCAATTTTATCTCTATATTTAGAAACTACATCATGAATTGTAGTCCAATATTGCCTTGATACTAAATCTGCATCAGAAGTATATTTGACATGTTTTGGTTTAATAACTAAAGTATCATATGGATTCCAATTAATAACCTCTATATCATTATCATCTATTCTAATTTCTGAGTAGGCTTCATCTGCAATTAATTGATGTTTAAATAACTCAATTTCTTTTTCTTTTAAACGATGTTTTAATTCAGATTGCTCCAGTATTCTATTAGCCCATTCTTCATAATTATTTTTATAATTACGATTCATAAATTTCTGAATCTCAGGAATAGACATTGCTTGTTGAACAGCTTGTTGCATTTGTTCTTGAAATTCAGGACTATCTTGACTAATACCTTGAGACTCAAGTTGTTGTGCTATTTTAGCTTGAGCTTTTTGCTGAAGATATTGCAGCATTAATTGTTTTTTATACTCCAATGCTTCATTGGCAGAGTATTCATCTACAGCTTTAACTTTTATGTGGTCAAACTTTTTAAGTAATTCACCAGTTAATACATTAATAATACTTGGAACAATAGGGTAAAATTTAAGGTCATCTGCAATAATATCACTATCTGCTAATAAAGAATCCTCCATAGCAGTTTCTACTCCATCAAATATATTCTTATAAACATTTAAATCTGTATCAATATAATCTTCAACATCTATAACACCTTGAGCTACATTATAGTTTTTAATTAATCTTGAACGTTTTTCAGGAAGAAATCCTTTTAGTAATTGTTCCATCCAATCCATATTAGCTCTTTTCCATAACTCATCTTTTTTATCAGATGGTAGAGCTTGAGGAGGTTGTCCGAATATATTACTGTTGTATATTATTGGCATTTAACAATTTTTTAAGATTTGAATGAGAAAATCTACTTCTCAACATTAATTTAGCATTTTTTTGGCTAAAATTTTTATTTTCTTTTATATCTTTAGGAATTATACCTCTTACTTCATTATATTCTGCTTGTAGTAGAGCTAAACCAAAACTAATTAAACTATCATAGTTTCCTTTTTCATATTCTTTTTTAGGTCTGTAGTTTACTAATTCTCTAAGTAGTTGTAAATCGTTTATTCTTTCAACTCCATAACAAACAATAGGTTCTCCTGTAATATTATCATAATCAGTTTGATAAGGTTCTTTCAAATAACTTGATACAGCATCTAGTATTTTATCCATTAATTTAGGTGTCATTACTACACCAAATGGTTGTTTTTGATAAGCTGTGCCTTGGGGGGTCATATCTCTAACCCATTGAGGGTTTTTAGCTATTCTATGTTGTTTTTTTATCTTGATAGCTTCTTCTATAAACCAGTTAACGTTATTTTCTACTAAAGCTTCTGCATTATACCACTCCATTAACATTATAGCTTTTTCAAACCATTCCATCTTATCCTTTGGTCTGGACATATATTTGGCAACTATTATTTTTTCTTTATATTCAGATTCCAGATTATGAGAACCTTTATAAATATGGATAACATTTAAAGAAGGAGAATTTTCAGATTGAGAATTTCTTACAATATCCACTCCTGCCCAATAAACCCCATAAGTTGCTCTATTAGATGGAGGAAATTCCCACACTTGAATAACTCCTTCTTTATCTTTTCTTTTAGGGTCTATAGGATGCTCAAGTATAGGTTTATTAGTATATTTATCAAGTATTTTGTGTTTTATTTCTTTAGATTGTGTTTCATATAAATCTACATATACACCATGAAGTTCTCTTCTTTCTACCTTTTCTATTTGAGGATTTAGTAATTCTAATGGAAAAATATTCTCTCCTCTATATTGAAAACATTCTGCTAATGTTAATGGGGCTTGTGAAATATTAAATTTATCCGCTTCTTGAGGTTTTCCTGGAATTAAACCTAACCTTAGTTTTTTTATATACTCTTCTGCTCTTTCAACAAATGAATTTCCATGTTCATCAATAAAAGGTTGCCCAAAATATTCTGATTCTGGGTCATCATCTATACCAAAATAAGCCCATGATTCAGGAACAAAGAAACCACATTTTCTTCCAGCAAATTCATTGTCTTTATCAAATATATTATCAACAGAGTAAAATCCATGTTTTTCAGGATCAGTCATATAATCTTTTAATCCTGCCTCTAAATTCTTTAATTCTCCTACTGCTCCAGATACTATTAAAGTACCTGTCTTGACATTTCCATATTTCATCATGGAATCAATATACCCTTTAAATTTAGATAATACAGGATTTAAACCAGATTCATCTGCAAAAACCCACTTTGCACCCCCTCCCGCACCTTTAGATGCGGATTTTGAAAGTATTAAACCTTTCAATGTATTCTTTCTACCTAAAATTAATCTTCTACCTGATTCATTAATTACTTCTTTAGCTACTCTCCAATTTAAAGGTTTAGAAGGATTAAAATCTCTATACCAAGGAGTACAACTATTAATGTGTTCTCTATAAGGTTCTATAATTTCTGACCATGTTTTTAATACTTGAGCTTCTTCATAAGTAGCTATATAGTTAGGAGAACCTCTTGAAAAGAATAATTCTCTAATCAATGGGACACAAAATTTTAAAGAAAATCCTGCCTGACGTTTCTTCATTACTGCAAAGTCTAGCTTCAGAAAAACAGCATGCTCTAGACATAAAAATGTATGATAGTCCATATCATACACATCAGGAAAATCATAAGTATTGTCTTGTTTCCTATAAATAGGGAGGTAGTTCAAATAAAAATAATAAAGCCCTGGAATATAAAACCCATCTATCCAAAGTCCTTCCATTATTCTTCTCTCTTCTTCGTCCCAAAAATCATCCCAATCTTTAGTGTCTTCTACTAAATCAGTGTAATACCCATTTTCTTTAAAAAATATAGCTCTCTCTCTCCACTTATGAGTGTCTTTGAGATTATACTTTCCAACTTGTTTTATTTGGTTTCTATATTCCTGGTCAGTTTTTAACATTATAATTCCCCTTTACCTGTTGGTCTTTGCCCTTTTGCTCGGAGCTTACCTCTTTCTGCTTCTACGTTCTTTTCTAGTTCATCAAACTCTAACTTAATCTTAGCACATTTTTCAGCTATTTTCAGTCTTTCTCCTAAATTACCTTCCTTACCATCTGTAATAATAGTTGAATCCAAATAATCCATAATGTCGTGCAGATTCTTTTTATTCATTGTAAAATACCTCATAGAAGTGGTTTCATACAATTTCTTCATTGCATCTATAGCTAATAGTACATCAGGGTTATCTGGAAAAACGACAAATGATTTTTTTAAAACTTCTTCTTTTTCATCATCACTAAAATCTGCATAAGGATTAATAGATTTAAAAGGACAAGCGTAATAGAAAGCATAGGCAATCATATCTATTGCTCTTTTGTCATACTTATCTATAATGTTTTTCAACTCTGGGATAGTATAACAATGAATGGTTGGTTTTACCTTTTTGTTTTCTACTGTCAGTAAATCACTAATCATTTCAATTTCTTTATTAGTTTCTGTACATTTTTGTGCATCTTTTCTTTT